GAGGCAGTAGCAGACACGTTATTGTCTAACCAAATACGACAGCGATAAGGTCACCGTTCCGCAGCCCAACAGATATATAAAGGCCAAAGTGCTAAGTCGTTGATAACGTTAGATACCGCAAATTGTTTACTATAATTTACAATAGTTGTTACTAAAGAATATTTTAGTAAACACCTCTACATGTGGCATTAGATTTTAGTAAACACTATAAAAAGTAGTAATGTCGCTATATAAGTGCTAAAGTAGGATTTATATAAACGTTAAAGAATATTTAAGTATGAGCATCCAAGAAGATACGTACAGCATTATTAATGACCGTACTGGAGAAGTAGTCCCAGTAGATATGTTTATAGAAAGAATACCAAAGGCATACTGGGAACGTTCCTATGCCAGGGTACTAGCTGAGTATATTGGTGTTGCTGGTACTGCCACTAATAAGGTATTAGCTTGGCTGATTAAGAACAAGGACAGTAACAACCGTATTATTGGCACATTTGCCATCATAGCTAAAGAATGCGGTACGACAGTGCCGACAGTTTCTACTTTATTTCAGAAGTTATATAAAAGAGAGCTGTTAAAGAAAATTCATAATGGTGTCTATATGCTGTCACCAAATTTACTTAGGCATGGTGGACAGAATAAAGGTGCAGTATTGTTCAAAAAATGGGATGATTGCTAACAGGAACTTACCCGACAGTAGTTCAATTACCGGGCCTTTAGCTTAGTTGGTCTAAAGCAGATGACGCATAATCATAAGATCGTTGGTTCAAATCCAGCAAGGCCCACCATACCCCCCTACTTCCCCTTACTTTACACTTAGCTCTACGTACATGCTTGCGTAATTGTTGCGTAATTGACTACGAAAAGTACATGGTGTACTATCAGGTTTTTTAAGATCTCATATCTGTACAGGAAATTGTACTGAATGTTTTACAAAATGCGTAAATCAGACGTGTCCAGTAAAGATGGGCTTGGACGAGTGTATGTACTTGAGATAAAACTAAACAGTAACGAAATCATTTATAAAATTGGTATGTGTAAAGCACCAAGGTCTACGGACAGGATGATGGAGATACTTAGATCTTGGTTTATGGCTTACAGATACGTACCGAATACCAGGTGCAGGTTAGATTATGAGACTGGAGTACCTTTACTACTAGAGAAACACCTACATCAACTACTAAGTGATTGGAAATGGGTGCCTGATAAGAAGGTAGACGGTGGGCAGGAGATGTTCAAGGATATTGACGTAGAGGAAGTCATTAGCTACGTCAAAGATTTTGACTACAACTTATTACTGAACGGCGTTAATGCCATAAGCACTGACGACCTTGACTACATTAGATCTAAGATTCCAGCTGAAGAGTTTGACTTAGACGAAGACATACCTTTCTAGGACAATACAATGGCATTACCAGTAACAGCAGAACGTGCAATAGATGCACGACTAGATCTAAAAGTGCTACAGGCACAATTGTCTTCCAAACAAAAGAACATGATTACCGAAGATACGGTAGCTGAGCTGACCAAGTTAGCTAACAATCCTGACTACGGTGAGGAGTTCCTTGACGTTTACAGGGATCACCTGAATATCCTGGGTTCTAACAGCAAATATACGACAAATGGCTACATGTCTGCAGTAAAGTTCTTCTCTTTGACAGAAGCAGGCAACAATATTACTGATTCATACATTATTGTATTTCCTGAACGACTTAAGTCACGTACAGATCGTGGACAGTCTAAGGCAGATATTAGAGGAGAGGCTTCCAGGTACAATAGTACTGCATTAGTTAACGAGATCCGTAAAGTTGCAAGCATTCCTATTCAGCTAATTCACAGGCACTTGTTACATGAGGCTATAATAGAGCAAGCTGACCTTATGCGTAATGCCCGTTCTGAGATGGTACGACAAAAAGCTGGTGAGGTTCTGATAAAAGAGCTTAAACCTACAGAAGACAACGTACTTAGTATTAGAGTTGAAGACGGTGCTAAATCCGCTATTGCCTCTTTACAGGAAGCAACTGAGAAACTAATTATAAAGGAACAGCAAAGTATTCAAGCTGGTGTCTCTATTACAAGCATCATTGAAGCTAAGATCGTACATGACGAAGAGGATGCTGACGAAACTGCTTATGACGCAGAATTTGAAGAGATTGTTGAAGAAGAAACTGAAACCAACAAAAAGTGGGAGTTCTAATGCCAGCTGCTGCTACTGAAGAGTTGGAAAAAGCTACCGTAGACTTAGAAATGCTGTTGAACTTAGTGGATTACTCTAGATTTGATTCTGGTTATGTACCTACTAGATTTGCCCTGAAGTTCATAGCGTTTATAAAGCTAGTTAACGGATCTATGGGAGAAGAGAATACATCTCCTCTGTTCCACTATGACATGTTAGATACACTAACAGAATCAAGACAGAATTTGTTTGTTTGTTTTCGTGGAGGAGCTAAAACTTCCGTTATACACGAGTACATGTTTCTGTATATAGCCGTGTATGGTCAAATAGACGGGTTTGGTGATGTTGAGGTTGCCATGTACGTAGCTGACACAATAGACAACGGTATCAAGTCTATGAGGCAGAACTTACAGTACAGGTGGGATCACTCACCATTTCTTCAGAAATACGTTCCTTGGTCTAAGTTCATCGACTCTGAGTGGGAGTTCCAGAACGCTGACGGTAAGATGTTCTTCGTTAAAGGGTTTGGTGCCAACACTGGTGTACGTGGATTTAAGAAGTATGGTCAAAGACCTACTTGGTTAGGCTTAGATGACCTTATGTCTGACAAGAACGCTGAGTCTGCAACGATTGTAGAAGACATAAAGAAAGTTCTTTACCGTGCAGCACGTCAATGCTTACACCCTAAAAAACGTATGATTAACTGGACAGGTACACCATTTAATAAGCAAGATCCTCTGTACGAGGCAGCAGAATCAAAGTCCTGGAACACTAAGATCTACCCATTATGCGAAAAATTCCCGTGTAGTGAGGAAGAATTTAAAGGTGCGTGGGAAAACCGATTCCCCTACTCATTCGTTAACCATGAGTACAATAGTTTAAAAGAAAGTGGCGAGTTAGCAGCGTTTGACCAGGAGCTGATGTTACGTATAACGAGTGACGAAGATCGACTAGTTAATGATGACGACCTTGTGTGGTACAGCCGTAAGGACATACTTAAGAACAAAGGCAGTTATAACTGGTACATTACTACTGACTTCGCAACTACTGAAGGTAAGAAATCAGACTACAGCGTAATATCAGTATGGGCCTATAACAACAACGAAGACTGGTTATTAGTAGATGGTATGATAGGGCAACAGCTTATGGACAAAACGTTGGCAGACTTGTTTAAGTTTGTGTCAATGTACAAACCTTTAGAAGTTGGTGTAGAGGCTAGTGGTCAGCAAGGTGGTTTCATAGCTTGGATTAAAGCTGAGATGGTAAGGAAGAAAGTATATTTCAACTTAGCTACAGGTCACGATAGTAAAAAGGAAGGCATTAACCCAAAGACAAAGAAAATTACACGGTTCATGCAGTTCATGCCTATAATATCTGCTAAGAAGCTACTATTTCCTGAAGAGATGAAAAGCTCTAAGTATATGGTAGAATTGCTGGAAGAGCTTAGGTTTGTTACTAAGAAAGGATTTAAGTCAAAGCATGATGACGTAGCTGATACTCTATCTATGTTGACTGAACTTAGCCCGTTTGCTCCTAGTGAAGAAACAACAACAGAATATGTGCAGAATGAAGAAGGAACTTTTGCAACATTTCCTGATGATGACGAGCTGGATAGCGGGTATAATAGTACAGTATTTTAGAGTACAGTATGGTAGTATAATTAAAATTTAAAGGTTACACGATGCTAGTAAGCGAAATTATAAACTTAGCGAGTAGCTCAGAGCTTAGGCAGTTATCTGTCAGGACTGATACAAATGCAGTTATCGGGTTTATAAACCTCGGTATGCTAGAACTCCATAAGCGTTTTACCTTAAAAGCTGAAGAAGCTATTATTACCTTACAAGATGGTAAGACTCTTTACACTTTAGATGGTACTGATACAGACGTGAGTATCACAAATCCAGATAACTTCCTTATCGCTATAGAGTGTTACGATGAGTCTGGTAAGCTAGTTCCTGTTAACGACGAAAGAAACCTATTAGGTATAATGACTCCTAGTTATAATACAATTGAAGTCATTAACGTCACAGATGGTGCAAAGCTTAGTGTTATATACAGGTCGTCAGTGCCATTTTCTACAGCAGTAACAGACAACGTAGCGTTACCACCACAACTTTTGGAATCTCTACTACACTACATAGGTTATAGGGGTAACACCACTGTATCTGCTGATATTAAGGCAGAAAACAACACACACTACATGAGGTTTGACCAAAGTTGTCAACGAGTAATAGACCAAGGTTTAGTGCTTTCTGACGATATGGAATCTTACAAATTTGACCAAAGAGGTTTTGTCTGATGGTTAGAAAAGCCAGTTCGCTAGTATCAAATACGTTAGCTGTAGACAGAGAGCTAAGTACAGTTAGTTACGATACTGTAAAAATTGTAGCTGATAAAATTACACAGATTACTAACTTAGAATCTCAGTTAAGTACAATAGCTTCACAAGTTGCAACAACAAATTCAAACCTGGCTCAAATGAACCAGGATACTATAGATACTGCAGCTGATGTGGTTCTTGCGGAAGCTGATAAAGTACAAACAGGTCTTGATAGGGTAGCCACATCTGCTGATGTTGTACTCACTAATGCAGATGTCGTATCAACTAACGCTGACAAGGATGCAATTATAACGCTATACGATACTTTCGATGACAGATATTTAGGTACCAAGACAGCAGATCCTA